CCTGATGCTGCGTTTAGTTTAATCTTTGCTGTCATGGTTAACTAGGCTCAGTAGGAAAGGTAACAGAACTCATATCTAAATTACCATCAGAATCAAGAGTTGGGGTGCTACTAGCTGGTAAATCACGCAAACTTTGACGATATGTTTTCCAAGCTGTTGACAAGGTCAAATCAGAACTAGCTCTCCAATCACAAGCTGTCAATAATCTATCTCTTTCAAGTCTTAATAGTCTCATTCCTTCTGCGTTAGTTAATCTTGTAACTTCAGCATCTATTTCAGATTCAGTTGGTTTTGTAGAACTATCTAGCCAAGTCAGACCAGAATATTCTGTACCTTGCCAAGTCCATTCTGTATTTGGTTTTAAACTTAATAAAGCATTACCCTTCGTATAAATCATGTTCCAACCTCCAATAAAACTATAGAGCTACCATATTGATTACTATTATTATAAAATGCTGCTGTTGCATCACTTTTTTTTGCGTATTGACACTTATATGTATATGTTGTTGAAGCGGAAGTACCAGTATCATAAAAATTCATGGCAGGTTGCCAATATCCAACATGAATATGCCCACTTAAATTATCTTCAAATTTACCAACCATACCTTGTTTTACTTGGGTTGAATCTCGTACTATATTAAATATTACATAAGCATCACCACCAGTATTTTGTTGTGCTCCCATAGCAAGATTTGCTATAACAAAAACCCCTGCATGACCACTAGAACTTGTTGTAATATTTGCTGTTAAACCTGTATCGGCATAAGTTCCTGAAGTGCTTTGTGCCGCAGAAGTATGCTCAACTTGAACAATTTGAAGTATTTTCCCTGCACCAATACCAGTTCCAGTAACACCGCTATTAGTAATCTGCATACGTTCAACACCACCAGTAGCAAACTTGATAGTGTCAGCAGAAGGAAATGTTATACCTGTATTACTATCCGTTCCAGTTACAGCAGGAGCAGATACGCTTCCATCAACCCCAGAAATACCAGTAGTGCCGTTAATGTTTAATGCCATAATTAAAGAATAACAAGGATTGCCCCAGAAGGCACGGTAACAGTTACGCCGCTGTTAATAATTGGCGATACCGTGTGCGCATTTTTTCCAGAAGTTAAAGTATATGATGTCGTAACATTTGTGTCCGATTCGAAAAACACCTCATCGCCGCCCGCGCCGGTTGCTCCCGCCCCGCCCCCGACAGCCGCAAAAGCTGATCCATTATATATTTCTGCACTTCCTAAAGTACTGTTAAATCTTAATTCTCCTGTAGCAGGCGAACCCGGCCTTTGTGCTGTAGTTCCAACAGGGATTTTTAATGCTGATGTGTAGTTATGAACAACAGCGCCAGTAAATGTCGAGCCTGCAAGCGCCGCAAGTCCTAAATTTGTTTGTGTAACATTTCCAACCGTGATATATCCGTTATTACTTGCGTTTCTTAATTTTAATAAATTTGATGTTGTATTTACTGATAATTGATAAGCAACTTGCGTTCCAGAAGGGTCTGAAGATCCACTATTTAAAGATTGAATTGCAGCAAAAATATTATTAATATCGGCTCTTACGTTGGCGCCTGTATCATTATCAACGGTATAATTTGCAATTTGCGCCATTTACAAAAAATCTTTTCTTTTATGATAGCTTAATTATGCAGCTTTACCAAAGCCAGTTGCTTGATATGTGAAGTTTCTGTCAATACTTGCATCTGATGAATTTTTGAAATGAACAGTAAATCCTGTTCCAGTAATACTTGATAAAATAAAGTAATCTCCCGAAGCCATATTTGACGCCTGAATCCCTACTGACGGCGGACTTGAGTTAACGCCGCCCAAACCTGAAACGCCTGCAAAAAAAGCCTTATTAAATGTCACCGTCTTCGCCGCACTACCTGAAGCAATAACACCATTTGTAGCCGCTGAATTTTCAATACTGGTTTCGGTTCTTCTATCAAATGAAGCTGTAAATCCAAGCTGTGAAACTTTTATATCTTGCGCGGGGTCATCACTTGTAAGATTTGCTCTGAATTGAAATCCTCTTCCTTTATAAACACCGTTAGAAAAATTCTGGAAACTTGAATATGTCGGCGATCCAGAAGTGTCTGTTTGCGTTGTCCTGACGGTCAGTTCTGCGTTTGCGTTATAGGCAAGGCTACCGTCAAAATCAACCCATGTATCAATATTTGCGGTTCTGCTATTTATTAAATCATTTGGATAAAATGCTTCTGTTAAGAAATGACGTTTTAAATTAACGCTAAACACGCCGCCGAGATCAACTGTTGAAGCAAAATCATATGTTCCAGAACTTACAATCCCGCCAAAATCGTCAAGACTTGCGACCAAATCTAAATCAGGAATGTCGTCAAACTGACCACCGCCGACAAGGTTCAGACTGTTTGTTGTTGCATCAAAAGCAACATTTGTTTTTGTTCCTTGAAATTTTGGATCGTCCTGATCTTCTCGTCTTGTTAATGCAACAAGTTTTGGTTGCGTTTCTGGTAAATCAATAACAATTGATGTTTCGCCTGCTGAAAAAATTCCTGAATCGTCTTGTGCTTTTAAAATATATTCTCCTTCTAAAAGCGGAACATCTGCGGTGTTGGTGTTACCCGCAAGTGCCTGAACAAGATCGATTGCATTTGTAAAAGTACCCGCGCCATTTGTAAGGGTTGAATGTCTGACGTATATTCGGCCACCTTTTATAACATCAATATCTGTCGGTAAATTCCATTTTAAGCGAATCATTGTATCGCTGATCGGCTCATAAGTTAAACCAGTAATATCTGAAGGAACCGCGGTTTTTCCTATTGCGTTAAAAGTTTGATCTGTTGAAGTGGCGCTAACTTCTAATGCGGCATTAAAAGAAAAAACTTGAACTTCATATTTACCTTTTTCGCTGTTTACAATTTCAAAATCTGGGCGCGATACTCTTTGACTGACAAAATTACCATCTTCAAAACGATAATTTACTTGATAGTTTGTAACGCCGAGAACAGGTTTCCAACTTATAAAAATTTTAGAAACAGCTTGATTATTTAATTCAACAACCCTTTCATCAAAATTAAGAGCTTCGGGCGGATCTTTTAAGACATTTAACAACGAAACTGTTCTTGTCGGTAATGTCGCGCCGTCTTCTATAAATGGGTATTTATCATTGTTATATGAAAGTGCTGTAACTGCATAATTTAAACCGTCCTGTTCTTCTACATTTATTATTCTAAATTTTTGAGATTGTATAGAGTCATTATTGAGCATCCAAACGGTGTTAACGTTTGGGGTCTGACTAAATGCGGAAGAAACAGTAACAAGGCCATTTGATATTGAAGACACATTTCTTGCTTCAACAGTTCCATCTGGAAGAATAACGCTGAAGATTGGATTGTTTTCTGTAGATAAGTCTGTAGCGGCTGTGTCATCGACTGTAACTTGTGTTGTTGACGTAACAGATGCAAGGCGACCTGATCTTCTTACACCTGCCCTGACAGGGTCATTGACCTCGATAACGCTCCCCGGCCTGCATACTGCCCCACTATCTAAAGAAGTTGAAAATGTGCAAATTTCTGATTCAAAATTTTCCGAAAACAATATTGCTTTTCCGAGTCTCGCGGCTTGCCCCCGTGATGTGCAGGCAAATGCTTTCACTTGCTTAACAACTGTTCCAATTTTTGTAATTAAATCGCTATCTTCTACAACCTCAAAATCTACATCTTGAGAATCCATATTGTAGTAACTAACAGATACAACGCTGTGTCTTGTTTTTAATGAACTTCCTGAATATGAAAAACCGCCTTCGTTTACGTTTGCAAGACTGAACAAATAAGAGCTATCTTTGGGGCTATCTTGTGCAAGCTGAATCGAACCCGCTGACCAAATAGGAATCGAGCGCATTACACCCGATAATTCATTTATCAAATCAAATGCAGAATTAGAATTTTGAATATTTACGTTACAAGAAAATCTTGCTTCCTGTCCGCCAAATCCATCATCGACAAGAGTATTTGCAAACTTTGATGCGGTTACAAAAGAATATAAATCCAAAGAAGCGTCTGTTATATGATCGCCTAAACCAAAACGCGTATCTGTAAGCAATGCCAGTAATACCATACTTGGACAATTGCAATAAGTTGCAGCGCCCATAGTGCCGTTAAAGACATATCCTGTCGGATAGATAATTCGACCTGTCTGAAGATCAACAGTCGGGGTTCCAGAACTATTTGCACCCGCTCCCGGAATCCTTATCTTGCATCCTCTTATACGATATTTACGGCGGGGGATCGAACTGAATTGTTCGCTGTCTATTCTTAAATTAACAAAAGCTGTGTTTGCATATGTTTGCTTATCATCTGTAATTTCAGAAAAACTTGTCCATTGAAAAGCATTTATAAGACTTGAACTTGTACTGTCAGCGGTAACGCGAACAACGCGAATATCAACAGGAAAAGCTCCTGTTAAGGTTATTCGATAATCTTTTTGGTAAGCATCAGCGGAACGACCTGTAATTGTGTCATCAACAAGAACAGAAAAACCACCGCCGTTATATTGAATTTGTACTTGTAAATTTACAGAAGATCCAAGTAAATCACCCTGATCTGTTGCCCTTTGTATTTGTGGAAAAGTAACTGCAACTTTTACAGCATCAACAGCGCTGTTTGTAATTTGTCTTGTAACAGGTGATGAAGTTGTAACCACTACACCGACACTTGTTACGGATTCACTTTCTTCGATGCCGGGGATATGTGTTTGATTTGCTGTTCCGAAACGCGGTGTAAATCCTACATTTTGAAAATTAAAATCAGTAGTTGCAGGGCTTGAAAAATTTGCTGTCGATTGTAAAACTGGCGTATCATTTAAAAAAGTATCGGAAAGAAAAGCATTGTTATATGCCGTGGTTCCTTTTGTTAATCCTTGTTTGCTTGCTGTTGCCGATCCCTCCTGTTCACCTTCGCCCAATACGTCTGTAAATGATGCGAATTGTCTACTGTGTAACGTGTCAGGCGTTCTTGTCGGTTGTGGCGGTGATGGGGGCGATGGATTACCGCCCGCGCCTTTAATTACTTTCTTCTTTGTCATGCTCTTACTTGCTCTGTATCAACGCCCGCGCTGACTACTATACTTCCGACAAACACTTCTCCAAAAACAATATTAATCGGCGTTCCGGCTCGGCTAGTGTTTTGCGTTCCTGAAAAGTTAAAAGACAAACGCGGATCTTCTGGGCTAGAAAAGTCTTGCGATTTTGGCTGTGGGGTCATCATTCCAGAAACCCCTGACAACATCAACCCCGCACCCATAAGACCGAGCGCCGCGGAACCATAAGCACCCGCCGCATATAAACCACCCGCACCAATTAGACCACCACCACCGAGCAAACCCGCACCGCTTCCGCCTGCAAATAAAGCTGAACCGCCAAAAGTAACAAAAGATAAACCAATCAACGCCGCACCTGTTAAAACTTTTCCTAAATTACCACCCGCCCCCGAAATTACAGGAACGATATGAATATCTTCTTTACCGCTTGGATAATGTAATTCTTGCTTATCAACTTCATAATCACCGACTAAAACTTTATAACTTTGCTTCATCATATGACTTTCCACTTCTGGAAAATTACAAATAAGAAATCTTATTGCTTCTGCGGGTGAATTACAAACAGCTTCAAATTCTTTATGACCAATAAATTTTGCTAATTTTGAATAAAGTTTGATTTTACGCAACATAACGCAACCTCTTTCCTGTGCATTTTTGCAGCCATTGGTTATATGGCTCTTTACAAGATAGTCTATCGGTTAAATGATGTAAAACTTCTCCATCTATAAAAATCGCCACATGATTTAAACCAGAAGCCAAAATTGACATAAATAATAAATCGCCATTTTGTAATTTTTCATCGCTTCTTAGTTCACGAAAACCTGTCCGCCATGCACAACTTTCAAACATTGGATTTTTTATAAATTCTTCAGGGGTTGTTGGTCGTTCCCAATCTCTTAATTCAATATTTTTTGTTTCTTTATACCAACCGCGGACAAGTGAATAACAATCAGAAACACCCCAAACCCAAGGTCTGCCGATTAATGGCGGCTTATATCCGCAAGGTTCATAATATCCCCATTGTTCAGTTTTAGGATTAACAATATGCCACGGCAGCGTATCTTCTTCGCAGCTTATTTTGTCCGCTTCACTAGCTGTCGGCGGTGTTACTGGATGACTATGAATGACGGCAGTAATTTTTCCTGTATTATCAGCCCTTACATAATCTTCGGGGTCAATAATAAAACATTGATGCGCTGTCATTGATAAATT